CACCAGTAGATGCATCATATACCAGTTTGTTACGATAACGATTCATAACATCTTTAAGATATTGTTCTGCTTTTATTTTAGGTAAATTACCTACATCAATATAAAATATTCTTCTTTCTGGAGCTCTTGATATTCTATAAATTACCACAGAGTCTTCAATCATTCTTAATTGATTTACTGGTTTGATTGCTTTATTAAGATACGATAATACTGTACCTTTATGCATATCAATAAGTCCAGATGGACAATATGAAATTGAATCAAATGTTAATTTAACACCAGTAGAAGTATTATTAACTTGATGTCCATGTTGATTATATATGTAAAACTCTTTGAATTTTTTTACAACATCAACACCACCCTTTTTATCAGTTTGTACTTCTCTAACTTTTTTAATTTTTCTAGGGTCAATATAACGAAGTTGTTGAATACCTTTTCTTGGACTTTTAGTATCAATAACTTTATGATAGAATAATCTTCCATCAACATACCATCTTCTAAAAATATCGTGTGCTTTATTATTAAAATCTAATAGTTGAAGAATTCTTTCAAACTCTTCTTTTATTCTTTTTTTAATTGAAGTAGAAACTTGTAAATTATCTAATGCAATAGATACACACATATCTCTTTCATCAGATGCGATTGCTTCACTTACGATATCTTCTATTGCACTATCACACTCTGGTTGTATTGCAATATCTCTATATCTTCGGATTAAATCATCTTCTGTGCGAGAACGACCATCTGTATCTAGGATTGTGGAATAGAAACCACCACCAGATATATCGTATGTACCATCATCAGTAGCTGGAGGCGTTACCGCCCCCAACTCCTTTTCTTTTCTTTTTATTTCAAAACCAAAAAACTCAGCCATTATCTACAACTCCTTTATATTATTATATTTATAGAGTTATAAATTGATGCCTGTGACTCTGAATGTGTCATATCTCCAAGTAATTTCAAACTGTTCAATAGCATCGTTAGTATCATATGCAAGTTCTATTGCACCTAACGCTTGAGGATAACAACCTTCAAGTACATATTGATGAAGAATTGTATCATCTCTATCTAATTGTTGAACAATCATATCTACTCTATAATCAGCTGGATTGGTTGCACCAGTATTATTAACTAAGTCATTAATACCGTTCATCCATCTTTCAACTTCTCTACGAACTCCAAAATCTGTATCGTTAAATACAGTTGTTGTCCATACTTCAAAAGTTCTTTCACCAGCAACATAAAGTTGTCTACCTCTGAATGGAATTGCAATTTCAGCAAGTGTTTGACCAGGCAAAGATGCTGACCTACACAGAAATGCAAATTGTTCAGTATTGATAGCTGCAGTTACTTGTCCGACTGGAGGAGGTAATATTACCCTAAACTGATTGGCACGAGCACCACCACCAGCAAGTCTTGATTTAAAATCGTTAATATTTGCCATCTAATTACCCTCCTATCTCTGTAAACGCAACACCAGTTCTTACAGCGACAAAGTTAAGAGTGATAAAGTTGATAGACCTTGTTGGTTTGACAAAAATGTCTGCAACAAATTCGTTTCTATCAATTACTTCACCAGTGTTATTAGATTCATCTGCAACTACTTTAAAGTCAGTAATACCTCTTCGTCCTTGAATCTCTCTCAAGAAAGGTTCTACTAAATTTTTAAATTGAGCTCTTGTGAATTCATCGTTGAACTCAAATAGTTGGAACTTAGCTGCAGTTGCGATTGCTTTTTCAAGAATAATAAATAATCTTCTAACATTTATTCTGTCAAACGCACTTGGTTTTGCAAGAGCAGTCTTATCACCAAATAACACAGTACCTTGGCCAGGAAATGAGTTGACTGGATTAATTCTTGCTTTATATAGTGTATCTCTTTGGTCTTTGTTAGGTTCGTATGAAAGTTTAACTGCACCTCTAATTTGACCTCTGGTAAAACCAGCAGGAGAGAAAAATGCATCTGCAACAGATTCAGTAAATGCAGTTACACCAGCAATATCACCATTTAATGGTACATAACGATATACATCGTTAAATCTATCATATTGGTATTTGTAACCACTATCAAAAACTGCAAATGATGTACTTGGAAGTAAATCAAAAAAGTTCTTGACATTTGTAGTTTGTGTGTTAGAATCTGCAACACCTACAACATCAGCTCTTTCTGGAGAAATAAATACTAATGCATCTTTTCTTTTCTCCACAATAGTTACTAAGTTTGTTGCAAGAGTTGAACTTGCTTTTGCAGCCATAATTAAGTTTACATCAACTGCTTCACCGTCATCAAATCTTGCGTATGAAGTAAGTTGCTCACCATCTGTAACAGCATAATCATCTGTTCCATTTGCAAGTGTAGACCTATCTACATTTTCTACACCAGTTGTAAGTTTATTAAAAGCACTTGAACCTTGTACTGATAAATCAGATGAAAGAGGTTGACCCCAGTCACCAGATGCATCAATAGCTGCAGTTGGATGGTCTCCCCAATAGACAAATTTAGAATCTCTGTAAATTACATCTGGATAAAAATTTGAATTACCTTGAGGTGTACTCGCTTCTGGGTGTTTTGATACAAATGCAAATGTTTCTAGTACAGAGTTTAATCTCTCACCAGCAACATCGTTATCAAAACCAGTTTGTCTTCCAGATGAATCGTATACAACTATGTGTATTTCATCATCAAGAACACCTCTTGCAGTTGCAAATTCAGATGTGCCTGGAGCAGTATCAAATAAATCTGAAAATCTCCAGTATCTTTTTACATATGAGTCGTCTGCTAGGTCTGCGATTAATCCACTACCAGCAGGGTCATCTAATTGTCTAAATGTAATTGTTTCAGCAGAAAAATCAACTGCTGTAATTTCGTATTTTTGTGCTTCGTGTCCAGTTGCAAAAACTGTACCACCAGCATCTGAATAAAATTCTATAACTTCACCAACTGCAAAATCACCAGTTGCAATCGCATCCATTGTAATTGTTGCTTCAGCTGCAGATGCAGAAGCATCATTAACTTGTTTATTTGACATTTCTGAAAAGTTGTTTTTATCACAAATGTCTATTTTAATTCCGTTTGCGTGTATACCAGCCGTTCTTGCTGACCAAGTACCGTGAGTACCTTGTCCATCTGCAAAAGACTCTTGATAATGCAAAGTGTTTCTGATTAAGATACCAGAACCACCAGAAGATGCATTTTTCAATGCGCTTTCAGTTCTTACAACTCTTAGTGAATTTGAATACTGTAAAAAGTTTGCAGCTGTGAAAAAATACTCAAAATTGTTTGCATTTGGTTTACCAAACACTTCAACGAGTTGTTTTTCGGAACTGATACTTGTTATTTCACTTACAGGCCCTTTTTCAAAGGGGCCGCAAACAGCACCAATAGTTGTAGAAACAGCAGGAACAATATTCGTTAGGTCAACTTCTTTGACTTGTACGCCTGGAGAAACTTGAAATCCCATATTTCTACTCCTTATATAGTTTAATTAATCTACTACAACTATATTTATAAAAAATCATTTTTTGTATGTTTGTTTTTATACCAAGTCTAAATATAAATATGAGTGAACATTATCAAAAATACCGTAACACAATACGAAAAGTTGCACGAAGACACCGTAGATTAAAAGATAAATGGATTAACGAACAGTTAAGAGATAAATCTTGTAAATATTGTGGTGAATCTGAATTGGTTGTCTTAAAATTTTATCCAGACGATAGAAAGATTCGTGCAGATTCTAAAAAGAAAAGTTTAAAAAAAGATACTAGAAAATTGTTATTAGAACAAATAGATAACAATACAATAGTTTGTCATAATTGTTTTTTGAAAAAAGATAATGATTTAATTGATGAAGATTCATTTACCAATTTGTATCATACTTCCTAATAACTGGTGTCCACCTTTCACCATATTCATCTATTTGTGGTATAGGGTCATCAATACCGTTATCTAAAAATCCAAATGGTGCAAGGTCTTGTTCTAACTGATTTTGACTTTCTGCAAACAACTTAGCTCTAACATCACTATCAGTAAGTTCTTTGAAGTAAGTTTGTCCAGATAACCACGCAAATAATACACAACACATCATTAAATCATCGTGGTGTCCTTCTTCTGCTTGATATGACTGTCCATGAAGAACAAATGAAGACATCTCTGCAACTATATCATAATCTTCTAATATAATTTTATTAGACTCTACCATTGTTTTTAGATTAGAACAACCGATTTTTTTGACTGCTTTAGTTGTTCTCACACCAAGTTGTGATTTACCACCACTAAATCCACCACCAACTATTTGACCAGCACGACCTCTCATACTTGCCATAATTAGATTATCATATTCTAAATCAAATTGTAATGCATTTGCAACTTGGTCACCAATATCATTTACTTCTATTAATACAAATGCTTGATTGTATGCAAGTGCAACATCCTTAATAATATTAGGAAATAACATAGGTTTTATTTCATTATTTTTATATTTTGCAACCATACGATATGGTAATTGAGAAACATCAACAACTATAAATGCAGATGCATCACCTTGAATACCTCTAGCTACATCTGCAACAATTACATATGTACCACCTTTTTTAGGTTTTTCATATACATCAAGACCAGCATTAGATGTCAAAGGTGTTCTCAAAGGTATTGTTTTTATTTTAGATGCACTTATTAATGTATTAGTAGAACCTAAGAACTCACACTCAAATTCTTTTTGAAACTGTGCTTCACTTGTATTTGCAACCGTTTCTTTTTTCCATTTTTCATCTCTGCCTGGTACTTCAGACCAATGAACTTCTATCGGTATATAAGAATTCTTTTTTGTTTCTGCATCAGTCCATAATTTATAATACATATTCATACCATTTGGTGTTGATACAATAATCACTTTTGTAGATTGACCAGATGATATTGTAGGATAAACCGAACTAAAAAACTCTTCTGCAATATTTGTAGGTACAAACGCAAACTCATCTAAAAATATCATATTGTATGAACCACCACGAACTGCACTTGATGATGTTGAGGCTGCGACTATGCGTGAACCATTTTCTAATTCTAAACTACCTTTATTCCATGATAATATTCCTTGTTGTAACCATTTAGGTAAATGTTCATATGCAAGTTGTAATCTAGATAAAATATCTCTTGCAGTTGCAGCTTTGTTTGCAAGTATAGCAACATTCATATTTTGATTAAATAAAACATAATGTAATATATACGAAACCATTGTGGTTGTTTTACCAGATTGTCTGGGTAATTTACAGATTGTAAAACGATTGTTGTGAAATGTACCAACCATTTCTTTTTGAAAAGGGTACATATCAAATGGTATTAAACCTTTGTCTAATGATACAATTTTTATATATTTTTCTATAAAATATTGTGGGTCATTCATACATTTTTGAAACTCAAGAATATTTTCTTTTGTAAACTCTTGACTTACAAATGCTTTCTTTAAATTAGGATTTCCTAGATATTGATTCTCTATGCCCATTGTAAAGATACACCATGTATTTTATTAGCACCAGTTAAACTAGAACCAGTTATTTTCCATCTTAATTGTACTTGAGGACTTGCAGAACCAGTTAGAGGTGTGCTACCAGTAAATATTTTAACACCACTTGAACCAGTTACATAACCACTATCAGTTAAAGTAATCGCATTAAAAGTTGTATTATCTCTAGTTGCAGATGCACTTAATTGTGAATTTAATGTACTATTAATTTCTGCAAAAACAACTATTCTTGCTGTGGTTGGAATAGAGTTTGCAGTAAATGTATCTGATATTAGGGTTGTAGAAGTGTTATTAACTTGACCTTGAACTTCTTTAACTATAACAACACCAGGCCCACCATCTCCACCATATGCACCTCCGACTGGTTGTGGGTATGGGGGAGTATTTCTTCCACCAGCTCCACCACCACCACTATTTACAGCACCAGGCAAGCCAGGAAAAAAGGGCCCTGATTGATGAGGAGAAGGGTTTGTATCTCCACCACCAAATGGCACTGAAGTTCCTTGTGGAAAATCACCATCAGCAGCACCAGCACCACCACCAGCATAACCTACTGATGTAGTGCCATCAGCAATATTATAATTTAGTCCAATACCACCTTCCCCAGCAACAGTCCCTTCAGCATCTCCACCAGCACCACCAGCGCCTCCGCCACCAGACGCCCCAAATGTAGGAGCAGAATCTGTTTGGTTTACACCACCATCATTTCCAAAACTTCCAGGCGAGTTTTCTGGTAAAACTGTTGGAGTCAATGGAATTGGATGATTACCAACTTGAGTTGAAGTCTCACCAGCAGAGCCAGGAGTGTAACCTGACCCACTACCACCAGCTGCACCACCACTACCGCCTGAATGATATTGTGGCCCAGTTAAACCACCCATATATGGATGTGAACCAGCAGTTAAATAACCTCCTCCAGCACCCCCACCCTCACCTATGAGAGGCCCAAAAGATGAATCTGTACCAGTTTGTCCAGGCGTGTAATATGTGCGATTTGGTGGATAAGTATATTGTGGATGTTCATAACCACCGAATTCCCCAGTTCCTACACGACCATCTGGTCTTGCAGTTGGTGTATAAGGTGTAGAACCAGGCGATGGATAATATCCACCACCTTCACCACCAGCACCAACTGTTACTGCAACTGTACCACCAGGCGTTACTGGATAATTTGGATAGTAGATTAAACCACCAGCACCAGCACCTCCACCTTTAGTTCTATTATATCCACCAGACCCACCTCCTCCACCACCTCCAACGATTAAAACATTAACATTGGTAGTGCCAGTTTCTACATTATATGTGTGAGGGCCGACAGATGTAAATGCAGTTATACCTTCTGTTGGTGGTGAATCACCGATTCCGAAACCACCACTATAAAAATCTGAAGAACTGTCATAAGTGACATTAACATTTTCTGCTGTGTCTATACCACTTTCATCGTTAAATTCATCAACAATACCATCTTTTAAATTAAATATAGTGAGACCCTCAGTTACTGCCATTTTAAAACCAAGAAGACCTATATTAAAAGTTGATTCATCTAAACCTTGTATATCAATAGTACCACCACTACTATTCATTTGAACAAATTGCGATGATGGAACACTACTTAAATCTAATTTAGTTGTTGCTAAACTCGCACTTGGAGATATATCATCATTTGTGATTGCACTATTTATTTTTGATGAATCAACTGACATACCACTAGTATTACTAGAGGTGATTGCATCATCATTTAGATTTTGATTTTCTAATTTTGTTATGCCCATTGTAACGCAACACCATGAATTTTATTAGTGCCAGATAAAGATGACCCTACTACTTTCCATCTCATTTGGACTTGAGGACTTGCTGTTCCAGTTAATGTTCTTGTTCCAGTAAATATTTTAGTGCCACTAGAACCAGCAACATAACCAGTATCTGTTAATGTTACAGTATCAAATGTTGAGTTATCCCTTGTTACAGAAACTGTAAAATCACTTAATCCATCTGGTAGTTCTGCAAATACTACTATTCTTGAAGTTGTTGGAGTTGAATTTGCAGTGAATGTATCTGATACTAAAGTCATACTAGTTGCTTGAGCACCAGCATCAAATGTTAAAAGAATACCACCATCACCACCTTGATTACTCGCACCATTTTCTGCACCTTCACCTTGAGCTCCAGCTGCAAAAAGTGCTTGTCTTGGTGAGGGTAATGCAGTGTAATATGGTGCTTCATCAAATGTACTTTCTGGTGCTGGAGCGGCTCCAGCTCCTACTGCTGTTTCGTATTCTAGAGATGGTGTTGGAACATATGTTGGATTTGAATATCCAGCACCTCCACCAGCACCACCAGTAGTACCGCCTGGGTCAGATGTACCACCACCTCCGTGATATCCAGAACCAGCACCACCATAGTGATAAGGTGGATATGCTGTTCCACCACCTTGAAAATGTATTGCGTTTGGATGTGGAGATTCTTGAGTCCATTCTGATGGGCCAAAACCAGTACCTTCACCAAAAGGATATGCAGCCAAATGTCCGTTTGCTTCTTGGTCTGCACCACCACCAGATGCATTAGTGCCACCAGAACCAGCAGTAGGTACACTAAAACTACCAGAACCATTTGTTCCTGCTAAAAATCCACCACCACCACCTTGTGCTTGTGGGGCACCATTTGAGTTCTCACCAGCACCACCAGAACCTACAATTAAAACTGCTTCACTAGCATTAGTTGGGGAAACTGTATCTGCAAAACCTGGCCCTTCATCTGGATAATTATTAGGTGAGCCTGGAGTTTGCCATGCACCATTCTCATTATATGTACCACCTTCTATGATTGTAACTTCACCATCAAAAATACCAGTGAAACCACCACCACCTCCAGTAGAACCAGAACCGCCACCACCATATCCACCACTTGCACCGACTTCTGGTGACGGTGTTGCATAAGATGTACCATTACCACCTTCACCAACAACATAATCCCAAGTTGCACCAGCGATAGATGGATTCGTTATAGTTGCTTGAACACTACCACCTGGCCCTCCATCTCCATTACCACTATTCGCACCACCAGCACCAACCATAGTTGCTTCTATTGAAGTTGTTAAAGATGGAAATGTAATACTACCTTGAGCTCCAAATGCACCATTGGCAGCTTCTTGTGATGTGTATGTTATCAAAGGTGCGTGTTCTGGATTTTCAAAAGTAACTGCTTCTACACCTAGATGCATTGTAACACCAGGCGTTGAATCTAAATTTTGATAGAAATCACCAGACGAATCATAGTTTGTAGTTGCAGAGTTTTCAGCAGTATCTACACCAGACTCATCGTGAAACTCATCAACTACACCGTCTATTAAATTATAGATAGTCAAACCATCGTTTACTGCCATCTTAAAACCTAATACTCCGATATTAAATGTGTTTGTTGCGATTGCACTTGTATCTACTGTACCAAAAGAACCATCGCCTTTTAAAAAGTCTGTTGCACTTCCAGGCGTACTGATTTTTGATAATGTGATAGCTGCACTAGGAGATATATCTGCGTTTACAATACTTCCGTCAGTAATGTTTGCAGAAGATATAGAATTAGGTGCGAGTTTATTTGTATCAATCGCACCATCTTGTATCATGTTGTTATTGACTTTAGTTTCACCCATTACTTACTCCCACTATTTTTTAACATTTTTTGTAATTCCGTTGTAGAACCAACAAACAATGCGTTAGTTACATTCTTTGGCCCTTTGTCTGGTAATTCTTTCAACTTTTGCATCTTCAAATGTAAATCACCAAGTTTCTCTGTGACCTCTGCAACATTTTTTATGAGTTGTCCAGCAACTTCATATGTTCTTGGATGTTCACTTTCCCTTGCAAGGTCTAATATGCCCTCTATTGCATCTTGTCCTTTTTCAACTAATGAATAAAAATTTTGTCTTTGATATTCAAAATCATTACCTTCATTATTTGTTTTGACAACAGTTTTTGGTTTATCTTCAACCTTCATAATTTGTTCACCTATCAATGTTTCATCTAAAATATTATTAACTTTAGACATTAGATTATTCCGTATATTTTTACATTACCAAATACATTGTACCCAGTTGTTGTATAATCCATATTACCACCACCACCTCCACCAGTGACTTTGTATTCAAAAGACACATCAGTAAAATTATTATTGTTTTGTAATATATTAAAACCAGTGTCTAAATAATTTGTATTACTAGTTCCGTGCATTACTGTATTAGAGAGACAGAAAGCAGGTAAATCAGCAGTTTGAAAATTATGAAATTCACATGAACCCATAGCTAACATATCTTCGTTACTTGCAGAGTTTTGACAAAATACTAATATGTCATCACTGTCACCATATACAACAGAATGAGTTGTGTTGTCTCCTCTAAGATACTGTAATGAGTGTGAAACAGTTGATGATGTTCCAGTTGATAATGTACCAGCATTACCTAATCTTACAATTAAACCAGAGTTACTAGCATTATTAGAACTTTCTGTTTCTTTAACTGAGTATATTGCTTTGTATGTTCTGTATGTAGAAGAAAAAATATTTTGAAAATGAAAAGGTTGTGTAGCTGCAGAACCAGATACAACATTTTTTTCTTCTAGTAAAACTAGTCCACCAGCTGCACCAAATTCAAGTCCAGTTCCACCAGTATTTACTTTGACTGCTTGACCACCAGAACCTAAAGTATTAATGTTAAACAATCCGATTTTATCTATAAATATTTCGTCAAAAAGTATTCTATCGTCTGCATTTGTACTAGAATTATCTGTTCCATCTAATACTAAAAAATCACCTTTGTTTGCACCAGCACCATCTGTTCCATCTAATATAATTGAATCGTTCTGTAAACCTAGTCGTGTATCTGCATCTATTTTTGCTTTTGATATACTATTACTTGCAATATCAACAGCTTGTATTGATGCATCTGCAATAGCTCTACTTGGTAATGTTCTTATTGGCACTTTATTCTCCTACTCTTATTTATTCATCACTACCAGTTTCTGGATTAAAGTCTTTCGCATCTTGAAAGAAAGATGTTGTTTCATTAAATCCAAAGTTGTCATCAAAATCAGCAGATACTGGTTCTGGTGTGACACTATATCTTTGTTCTCTTTTAGGTGATTTGTCTGGTAAATCTGTAAACTGGTCAACTTGAACTGATTTAATAATAGATTGTGATGTGACAGGCCCATACAAATAAAATTTAGCAGTAAAAGATAATGTATAAATGATTGCTCGTCTTGTTGTGAAATCACCTTCATAATTATCTTCATAATCTATACCAGTTAATACAATAGGAACATCTCTTTTTTGTTTCATATCTAAATTATCATTGACTGTAATTGTATATTCTGGTTGAAAGAAAGGTAATATTTGTTCTATGATTTGTAGTGCATCATCACCACTTTTTGCCATGACAAATAATTGTAAATCAACATTATAAGGTACAGGCATATATTGTGTTTCTAATTTACCAGAACCTTTTGCACTTGTCTTTCTAATCTTTGTAACACGATTTAATTTTCTAGTTGTATCGTAAGAAAGTGTTTGTATCTCAAATGCAATTCTAGGTAAAGTAATCGCAGTTGTTTTACTAATACTTGCATCTTCTCTAATTCGTGTAAGAAATTTTTGTTTAGGCCCATATGCAAGTGGAACTTTCATAGATTGTGTAATATTACCAGAACTATTTTTTCTGACAATCTGTATATTATTAAAAATAGTACCGAATGATACTATGATTTTTCTAATCGTTTCGTGATAAAATTGTTGTCCTAACATTATGATTCCTTCCCAGCGTCACCAAATGGATTTGATTCACTAAAGTCTAATATTGTATTATCTAAGTTTTCAAAATCTTCAATCTGAGATTTTTCATCAATAGTATCTACATTATATTCTTCATTTATTAGATAATGATTTTCTTCTTTTATTTCAGTTATTGTTGCAGTAAACCCATTGTTTCTACTAGTAATAACTTCATCTTTTGCAAATGTTCCAGTTATATATTCAAAATGTAATGTGTTACTATTTATTAGTCTGATATAAGCTTGTCCACCGTTTGCACCAGTAATAACTTCGTCTTCTTCAAATGCACCAGTTTCATCTTTAACTGTAATGTAATAAGTATCAGCAGTTTCAAGTAGTATAGAACTTGCACCAAACTGTGTTTCAGAAATTAGATTATCACCAGCATCAGAACCACCACCATCTGTTCTATCTAATAATAATAAATCATTATCTTCTAATGCAATTTCTTCTGTATATGTTCCAGTTTGTTCTAATGTAAACTGGTAAGAAAGTGCATCTAAACTACTATCAGTTTCTATTTGGTCAATCGCACTTACACCAGTATCAAGACCCTCACTACCATATTCAAATAATCTACATTTTAATTTATAAACTGGATTGTTATCTAATTGAAAGAAAGGTTCATCGTGGTCAACAAAACTTATTTCAAACATTTTATTAATGATAGGATGAAAAACTAAATCACCTTCTAAAGGTCTATCTGCATCAGTGGATTCATCTTCATTTACAAGATATGCACTTTCACTTGTAGTTGTTCCGTCTTCTAATAATACTGCACCAAAAGTTTCAGTAGTACCAGATTCTAAAACAACTTGTTTTGTTATGTCTTGAAATCTTTCTTTACTTACGACAAAGGTAACTTCATCTTTAATATCTAATCCAAACTTTGATACTAATTCTTTTTCACCCTCAAGACCACCCTCTGCATTTTCTACATACATTTCTATAAGTTGTGATTCTGAAAAAGTTGATGATGTATCTTCACCAAATAAAGTATCTTCGTTAACAAATGTTCTATTTACATAATAGACATCGTGTCCATGAATCTGGATAGCTTCTTTGACTAGATTTTTATATAGGTCTCTTTCGGCAGATATAGAAGTTTTATTACTGTCGTGAAAAAATTTGTTGACTGACATAACTTACCCTACCATATAATTTACTGGTAACTCAAATCCTAGTTTCATTTCTTCTTCTAATTTAGTGATTTCATCTAACGCTTGTTGATAGATTGTTTCACCGTTCATAGTAACTCCACCTAACATTTGAACACCATTAAATTTTGATAGGTTAGCACCCCATTGTTTTTTAATTAATGAAGTTGCATATCTTTTTAAATACATATCATCAAACACATCTGTGTAAACTGTTGGGTCTAATTTTCTATAACATTCTATTAAAAGAAAATCACCGTTATTGAAATCTTTTTCCATGTCTGCGTGAATGTATAATCTATTTTGATGTTCTTTAAAATCTATTGGATATTCACCAGTAAGAATGTGGTCTAGAAAATCTAGATGCCTCATTGTCATTTCATAGTGAATTATTGAAGTTGAACTAAAATCATATAAGTCATTTAATCTTAATTGATAACGAACATCAAATAAATTTTGAGTTAATTTATCTGTTACTGGATATACTTTTACAACTGCTAATACACTATCTGGAATAGGTATATAATTTTCTTGTTGTAAAAAGTCTGCTGTAATTGAACTATCAACTTTATCGGTTGCTGTAACTGCACTCTCATTACTTCTCATTCTTGCAATTTCAGCTGTAGTAAGTTGATGTTTTAGATATACTCTTTCAATACCATCATAATGGTATTTTGAGAAATATTGTAAAGCTTCATCTACTCTATCATCTATTTGGTCATCAGATACATTGATATCAATGACACCTTTACCTAATGCTCTTAAACAATATTCTTTAAATGTTGACTTTGAAGTAGGTACTGCCATAACTAATCCTTTTATTATTATTTATAATAAAAAGAGATTATGTTCTTTTCTCTGCACCCTTCATAGTAAGAAAACCTTTTGCATCGTGTCCTTCTCTCTCTTCTTTAAAAGTAGCATCTTTTTTAAAACGAAAACTTAAATTACCAGAAACACTTACTCTTAACCCTTTTTTACCCATCAATTCTGATAAATTAGGTTCTACTTCGTGTACAGCCCAAGATGGAAACATAATCAGTCTGCCTGGAACTGGAGCCCAATATACTTCATTAAGTGTTTCTCTTAATCTAGGTTTTTTTGGGTTGTATGGTAATTGAACTGCGATTGCTTGTGCTCTAGGGTCAGAAAACCATATTTGTCCACATTTTTCTGGAGATTGTAAATAGTAAACAAAACTAAAGTGTGAGCCTGGATGAGTATGATTACGATTGTGAGCACCAAACTGAGAAACATTTGCCCACATATTATCAATGACTGGTTCTGTATCTGGATTTAAATCCATTATTTCTTGTATTCTCAATCCTACTTGAAGTGCTTCTTTCCCCATATCTTTATATTCTTCTCGCATATGCATATCTACTGCACTATGCCAACCTCTTGAGTTAGAACGAACTATTCCTTTGTTATCATCATCTCTCCATTTAAAAATATGTTTTAACCATTTCTTATTTCGTTCTTCATAGTTTAGAATATCTGTAAAATGAAACAATGTAGGAAACCATATCTCAGATGTGATTTTACCTCTTTTATCAAATGGGACTTGTTGTGCGATTTTATTAAATGTCATACATAACTTGGGCCGTGTAACCAACCCTCAATACAATTTCTTACACCCTTTGTGACTTTGGTAACACGCCAAGGAACAAAAGATGGGAATATAATTATTTGACCTTTTTCTCTAAATAATTTATTATCCGTGTTCATATTCATTAATTCAATATGTCCACCATCGTAATCTTTGGTGTCAGATAATTGAATAATAAAAGTTAATTTTCTAAATGGTGCATTGTTTCCTATGTCTAAATGATAATTATACATATCTTTGTTCTTATAACAAACTATTTGTGGATTGTCTGCTTGATAGAAACCAGCAAGTTGCATTTTAAAATTCTTATTATTAGCTTGTTGTGCAAGTTCCAATACTTTAGTATAAGGCCAACCTTTATCGTTCATAGGTAAAGATTGTTGTGTTGCTTTTCTTACACCTTTTAATGAACTATCAACCCATAACTCTTTGACTGTTTCTTTTATTATCGCATCACACTCTTTCTCTGCAAAAAATTGTGATGTTAATATAGAAACTATATTTTTATTACCGACCAGTTTGACAATATTTTTATCATCTGGTTCAACAATATTTTGTTCTTGGGTTTCTTCTTTTTTTTCTTCTTCTTTAGGAAGTTCCAGAGTATCAATCTCTGTGTCTGTAAATTTACTCATAATTTTTCACCTTTTAATTATTATAACTTATTTTTTTTCAATGTCAATAGGGTTTTTTATTTGTTCAACATCTGCATTAGTGGGTTTTATTAACCATTGTTTAGTTCTATGTTTTTGTCCATTAAAAACTTTTCCCTCTTTTGCATCTTGCAACCATTTATGTAATCGTGTAGATTTTGCTGGTTTATATTCCTCTACCCAACCACCATCTAATCTTCTAGATAATTTACCACCAGTTTTAGGTTTCGGCATTTTATTCCAGTGAAAATGTTGTTTACTATTATTATTATTCATATAATAATTTTTTTTGTGATATCTTCCCTCTTTGATTGCAATCCAAGTTTTAATTTGTTCTTGAGTTCTTTCTTTTTTACGAATCATTCGTTCCCAACGAAACAGTCTTTGTGTTTCATCTTCTACTGTATAGAAACGACCTTGTTCATCAACCATCGTACCACCGTATCTTTTATCGTGATAAGTTACGATTGGGGGAAATTCTTTTTTTGTCGGAGTTTTGTATTTTTGTTTAAATATTTTCATAATAATATATATACTATGCCCATTGGAGAGCTACACCATGAATTTTATTTTGACCAGTAAGTGATGAACCTACTATTTTCCATCTTAATTGAACTTGAGGACTTGCACTACCAGTTAAAGGTGTACTACCAGAAAATATCTTAATACCAGAACTTCCTGCTTGAAAACCTTCATCTTTTAATGTAATAGAATTGAATGTTGTATTATCTCTTGTTACTGATGCGTTTATATCTGTATTTAAATCGTCTGGTATTTCTGCAAATAATACAAGTCTTGCTTTACTTGGTGTTGCATTTGCAGTAAATGTGTCAGATATTAAAGTCATAGAACTTGAATTACTACCAGTTATTGAAACAGAGGCATAAACAACACCACTTCCACCATTACCACCACCAGCTGGTGTTGTACCAGAACCACCATTATTACCTCCACCACCTCCACCGCCACCAAAGGATAGGGCTGCAATCTGTGGCCCAAACTGAGGAGGAGATGTTCCGTTCAACAATGGACTTTGTGGAGTTGCATCAGCTGGTTCTGCTTGAGAATTTGTACCACCTATACCTCTACCACCTCCGCCTGGGGCCTCTGGACTATATGGTGAAGGAATAGGATATCCACTAGCACCACCTCCACCACCAGCATAAACTATCGGAGTTGAACCATCTGCAATATCATATGGTAATCCAGCACCACCAACTGAGTATGTATTAGAACCTCCATTTGTAGCATTTTCACCAGCACCACCTCCTGCTCCAGTTACATATTCTCCAGACAAAATAGCTTGAGCACCATCTCCACCATAACTACCTTGTAAATTAAGACTAGGACTTTGGTCAACAGCATTATCTCCAGCTGGTGTTATGCCTGGTATAGGATGATTTGTTGCTTGTGTAAATTCTTCTAATGCATTAACTCCTGCCCATCCGTGACCACCACTTGAACCACCTTCAAATCCATATTCAGAACCAGTTGGCCCATTATAATTACCACCAGCACCTCCACCTTCACCTACAATACTTGTGCCGAAAGGAGTTGGTGTTGGTGATGTAAATGTTGTGTCTGCACCAGATGTACCTCCATTAGGTTCATCTTGACCTCCAGCACCAACTGTAATAGGATAAGTGCCGCCAGGAACTACTGGAAAGTTTTCAATATAAACTAAACCACCAGCACCTCCTCCACCACCAGAACCTACCATTGAACCAGTTACACCTAAACCACCAGCTCCTCCACCACCTATTACTAATAAATCAACTGCTTTTGCTGTTGGTGGTGCAGTATATGTAAATGGTGATACTTCATTATTAGAAGCTCCACCACCATCTGTTGACTCATTATCATTAAAGGTGCCGTCATTGTGCCAAAATGCTTGTATATTTGTTGTTGCTGGTGATGGTGCAGTGCTATCATTTGAATAAAAATCTGATGTTGCATCATAAGTTGCGTTTGAATTTTCTGAAGTATCTATACCACCTTCACTGTGAAACTCATCAACAATACCATCTACTAAATTAAATATTGTCAAACCTTCATTGACTGCGTGTTTAAATCCTAATACACCGATATTAAAAGGATTATTTGTGTCAGTTAAATCAGTTGCAATTCCAGTTTTTGTTGATGTGATATTTGCACTAGGGGATATTTTTGCATCAGTGATTATACCATCTGTGATGTCAGTTGATTTTATCTGAGTTAAACCAGTATTTGGATTTGGCATAATTTATTTCCACTGCAATGCAACACCATGAATTTTGTTATTACCAGTCAAAGATGAACCTACTACTTTCCATCTTAATTGCACTTGAGGTTGTCCAGGCGCAGCTCCAGTTAAAGGTGTTGAACCAGTAAATATTTTTGTTCCAGAAGAACCAGCTGCATATCCTTCATCGGTTAATGTTATAGCATCAAAGTTTGTGTTGTCTCTTGTTGCAGAAACTGTAAAATCAGATGTTCCATCTGGTAACTCTGCAAATAAAACTATTCTTGCAGTTGAAGGAGTTGAGTTTGCAGTGAATGTATCAGATATTAAAGTCATACTTGACTGTGTAATATTTCCTTTAGACTCTGCAACAATAATAACACCAGAACCAGCTATACCACTTACACCAACTTCTGCATTAGGACTTGTTCCTTCCACATGACCACCACCAGAACCACCACCACGATTAGCAACACCATCAGTACCAAAATATCCTTCAGTACCAGCAATCACTGGACTATAAGGACTTGATATCGGTGCCCAAGGTGAACTTGATTGTGCAGTTGTATTCTGTCCTACACCTCCACCATAAGGAACACTTTCACTAGGAGGTGCAGTATCAGCACCACCTCCTCCACCGCCACCAGCATATCCTACTGGTGTTGAACCATCTGCAATATTGTAATTTAAACCCTCTCCACCAGCACCACCAGTTTCTGGTGTAGCAATACCATCTCCACCAGAAGTTCCAGCACCACCACCACCACCAGATGTGCAGTGTGTAGAATTTGTTGCAGTTCCACTTGATACCCCACCAGAATTACCAAATGCACCCCTAGCATTTATTGGTGTGCCAGGTAAAGGGTCATTTGACAAGCCAGGAACTGGATGATTTGTAACTTGAGTAGATGCGTGTTCTGCTTCTGGTGATTCAGAATTATCTTCTGTACTATATGAACCAGTACCACCAGCACTACCACCTTTTATTACTGTTTGTTCAAAATTTTCTGCTGTTGGCCAAGGAACATAAACTGTGGTTGCGTATCCACCACCAGCACCACCACCTTCAGCAGTTAAAACTAATGCTGGAGCTGCATTAAAAACTGAATCTGTACCTTGTTCGCCTGGAGAATAATATGATTGATTATTAGCACTTGGCATCACTGGAAAACTGTAAGTGAATCTTTGTGGTTGGAAAGGTTCATAACCACTTGACCCAGTCCCATTTGGGCCACCCCCTCCAGCACTTCTACCACCAGCACCTACTGATACTGGAATACTACTACCACCAGTTACTGGATAATCTTCATAAAATATTAAACCACCAGCACCACCACCTCCACCAGCAGTATTATTATATCCACCAGCACCACCAGAACCACCTCCTCCAACAACTAAAACATCAACTGCCGATGTTGTAGGTTCAACAGAATATGTTCCAGAACCAGTAGATGTTATAGATGTTCTTCCTATTTGTGGAGCTGGTAAAGGTTGATTTAAAGATTGATTTGCATAGAAATCAGAAGTAGCATCATAAGATGCATTACTATTTTCGGCAGTATCTACACCAGACTCATCATTAAATTCATCTACGACACCATCTACTAGATTGAAAATAGTAAGTCCATCACTTACTGCCATCTTAAAACCTAACACACCAATATTAAATGCATTTGCACTAATTTGATTTGCATCTAATCCAGTAATTTTAGATTCTGTAATACCAGCAGTTGGACTAATATCTGCATCTTTTATTTCTGAGTCTTTTATGTTTGATGATTTAATAGTTGTTAATGGCATTTTTATCTCTGGTATCTTGCAACTACAACATCACCGTCTGATAATGCAGATGCAAAGGTCACGGTTGTTCCACTTATAGAATAAGCAGATGTTGGAATTTGACAAACTCCATTGATAAAAATAAATACATCATTTACTAGAACTTCGTGTGATAATGTCATAGTGGTTGTTGAACCACCACTTACTGTGAGTGTATCTAAATTAAAACCAGTTCCTCTTCTTACTGATGTTTTGATTCCTAAATCTCTAACTTCTATTTCTGCTGATGCAGATGGAGCAGATGTAAATGTAACAGTTGCACCAGATGTAGAATAATTTGATGAAGGTTTTTGAACAATACCGTCAATCGTTACTAATAATGCACTTGCAGCTGAAATAGTAGAAGAAGTTACAAATGCAACCGTAGAACCATCACCAGTAAATGTATCTAATGTAAATGTTTTTAAAGTGTCGTCTAAAAGAGATGCAGTGATTGAACCAGCTGCAATACCAGATTTTTCTGTGCCTGGCCCTAAACCTTTATGTATAATATAGATTTCATCACCAGAACTTAGTGCTTCTGAAAATTCTAAAATTTTTGGAACACCGTTTGCATCGTCTTTCATAAAGTATGCAACATCTGGTTCTTGTCTAATATTATTTACAAAAACTTCAACATTTGATGCATTAAGTCCAGGCACTTCTCTTGAAAGAACAAGTGAATTTGCAATACTATTATTTGTACCAGTATCAGAACCTACGAAATCTTCTTTTGCAAATGAATTGACTGGAACATTTAGAAATGGTTTACCTATATATGCCATTTACAAACTCCATTAAGTTACATCTTCAAGTATTGATGCAACAACATCTAATGTAGCTGCACTTCCATATACTAATACTTTATCGTTACTATTTAAAACAACCTTTTGTCCAGACACAATTTTAAGAGTTGATTGTGGTGGAATAGGTGCATCTTTTACAATATGAAATGCTTTGTAGATTACTATCGTACCCGCTGCACTTCCATCTGATGCACTTGAGTTTTGTGTATATGTAAATGTGTTTGCACCAGTTCTTGTAATCTTATATATTCCATTAACATAGTTTGTTGTAGAACCAGTTACATTTACATACATACCAGTTTGTAATCCGTGAGCACCAGCACAAGTTACCGTTGCAGTATCACTTGATGATGCAATACTTGTTATTGTTCCTAATGTTGCACTAGTGTCTTGAAGATATGCAGTTGCTGTTATTGCAGAGGCACCAGTATTAGCTGCATCTAATTCAATAAGAATTGAATTTACTCCAGAACCATTGTTTGCAGTATAAACTGTTTGTGGGCCTGTTAAAGAGTCAGTTGCATTAGACTGATAATATTCTCCAGCAGAACTTACACTTACGAATGAATTTTTAAAATTATTTGCCATTTGTGTTTCTCTCTATTATTTATCCAAGTGCAACCGCTACTGCAATCGCAAAACCTTGTGTTGTTGCAGCTGTTGACTGTGAAGTTCCGTCTGCAAAAGTTAATGCACCAGAACTTAATGTCACACCAGCAAAAGTGCTACTACCAGAAAATGTATTATTACCACTAAAAGAAATATTTGCAGTTGCATCAAAAGCAACAGCATTTAGTGCTACTATTGCTTCTACTATATCTGTTGAAGATGCAATAGTACCAGTTGCAGCTAGTAGATTTGCGATATCACCAACATCACTCGCAGTTGAGTTGAATGTTGTTCTAAAAGTTTCAAACGAATTTGATGCTAGTACACTTCTATCAGCCATTACTCTTCTCTAATATTTGTTTCATCATACTTTTCATTTCGTGCATTTCCGACTTAATAGTATTTATCTCACGAACTGCATTTCTTAATTCATCTCTTTGTCTTTGTGCTTCCATTCTAATTTTTCTACTTTTATTATATGCACTTTCATCTGTATTTAATATTGCACCAGAGTAAGTGTCTCTAACTAAGTAGTCTTTATCTTTTACTTTTAATTCTGACATAATTTATCCAGTTGCAACAACCCTTAATCTTTTTATTATTGGTGGGTTAGTAGAATCTGTTCCTCTCATTCTTATTTTAATTTGGAACGCATTGAAGTCTGCAAGGTCTTTTGCAGAGTATTCGTGTTCTATAAAGTCATCTCTTGTAGTAGATGAGTTAGTAGTAACATCTGGTTGTCCGTTTGTATTAAAGAAAGTATAACCGACATCATTAAAGTCTGATGAGTCATCTGTTCTTAATGTTTTAAACATTACATCAATAGTTGATGTTGCTGGTCTAACTGCATCAAATTTAACATTTATCTGATTAGCTGCACTCTTCATCTGAACTTGTCGTGTTAGATATATTGCTTCTAAACTATCACCCTCTGGTTCAGTTGCTGGAACAAATAACGAGGTCGGATAAACATCTGATGAACTTTGAATATTATTAATTCTATGAGTTACAGCAGCGATAGATGCTCTATCTAAATCAACGACTGGTGTTAAGTTATCAAACTCTGAAGTCATGGTCAAAGTTAAGAAGAAAGATTTAGATGAGTTCAATTCATTTGTTTCATTAATAGTTGATGCAACCATTCTTGGTACATCATAATAATAGTTTCTACCTAATACTATCGGTCTAGATGCACTAGTAGATTGTAGATTAAATGATGTTTGTGAACCATCAACAGATGTTGCAGTTGTCGTTCTAATATTTGCAGTAATTTTTGTATTAGGATATTCAACATTACTTACAAGTGGTTTCATAACATCCATCATTGCATTTTCAGTTGCAACAGTTGTAGTACCACCAAACTTAATACCAGCAGTTGCATTAGTGGCTGTTGTTGCAGTTGCAGTTTGAGTTGCAGCTGTATTCGCAGTTGTGATTGTGTATGAATCTATTCCTACATTTTGGACTGATGTATGAGTTCTATTAATCTGGTCTAATGGTATTCCATCTATTTCATATAGTTCAATAGCAGCACCAGAAGTATGTGCAATCGCACCAGTAGGTCTTGTTATACTGGTTACAGAAGAACCAGAAATAGTACCACTAAA